TATTTCTTGGCTATTTGTAGCATTTGTTCACCAATAATGCAACGTGCTATGGCCTGACATACATTCTCCACGATCTTGCCACCGTATATTCTGGTGCGACCTCGCCTTGTTTTGTAGTCAAACTCTACACCCTTGTCTGTCTGTGTAAACTGTAGATCTGCATACCCTAGCTTCAGCCCTGATGGTAACAGTATCGTACCATCAACCACCTTGAGTACACCGTCCAACCCGAACTGAGTGTCATCACCATTGGCGGAGTCTTTTAAGAATTTCTGAGCATCACGCCATAACTCGTTTATGTTCCAGTTAGCCTCGCGATAGATTTCTATGATGCGCCGTGCTTCGTCAAGTTTTACATACACGCCCATCCCCTGCAACTGTGCTTGGAACTTGACTGCACCCATGCCATAACCTGCACCAAGTATTGTAGTCTTGCCCACAAACCGCTGATCTTTATCAACATCTTCTTCGGGGACTCCATAGATGCGTGAAGCCATCTTCTTGTAAACATCTTCTCCTGCGGTAAATGCTTGGGTCAGGTCATCTTGTTTGGCAAGCCAAGCCAACACCCTTGCTTCGATCTGTGATGAGTCACAATCAATGAGAGAGCATCCCTCTGGTGCAATGATACTACGCTTGAGTTTCTTACCATCGCGTCCACGACTTGGTAAATTCTGTAGGTTAATCTTGTCGTCGCCACCCCACCGTCCAGTGTGTGCCGCGTAATATCTAACAGGTACAGGTAACAACCCACGCTTGGATATGTCGATGAACCTCTGTGTCCGTGTCTCTTCTAATGTACTTTTGTTACCGAGACGCGCCGCTACAAGAAGTTGCACCTCCTCGTTCTCATGTTCTTGAAGTGCCTTGAGCCCCTCATCTGATTTCGCAAATGCAAATGTTTCTTTGCCAGTAGTCAGGCTAATCTTCATGGGTGGCTCCACACCTAACCCTTTAAGTAGTTCAGCAAACTTAGGGTTCGACATCAAGTCGGCCTTATCAACTTTAGCGCTGCGTAGTAAGTCATCCTTACGAGAACGTGTTTCTATAAGATGTTGTTCTAATAGATTTAGATCAAGGTCTAAGATAGGTTCAATAAACATACGTAATGTACGGTCTATTAATTTAAGCTCACTCTTAGGAAACCCTTTGACCATTATTGCGAAGAGTTTGTATGTCAGGTCTACGTCGTTAATACAGTAGTCACCAAACTTACCTAGTTCAACCTCCGAGAAGGCTTCTCTTTTCTTTCCGAGGGTGTTGAGTATCTCGTCTCCTTTAGCTCCGATCTGATACTTTTCAGCCAACGCTTTGAGACTACTAGAAGTTTCCACCCCGTGAAGAGCGCGGGAGATACACAGAGTATCGGTATACACGCGAGGATGAATATCGTAATGCCAACTAAGAATAGCACCATCGAACATAGTATTATGGCACAGTACCATAGACTCCGCCCAATTAAAGGTGTGTAAGTAACTTTTGAGTTGTTCATGTGTTCCACTCGCCCACTCCGTTTCTCTATTGTTGACCTTGACGCCAACCCCAATCACTTCAAAGTTGGGGTCACGTATGTATTCTTCTGTTGTCATCTTACGTAAAGATGTTTCCTTGTCATAGAAGGTCTCGAAGTCTAATGTAATTAAATCCATTACTTCTCTTCAACCTCACACTCATAAGCAATACCAACGTAAGCCATGATGTCTACATAGTGATCTCTCTTGAGTGGACTTGTTCTTCTGCGTGCTAACTTCGTAGCAATGTGAAACATGGGTACTTCTGATGGTTTTATATTGTGACCTGTCATAGCATTAAATATACTCGCTATATGTGTCATGTTCTCTACAGGATCTCCGTAGTCTTTGTTCCGCTCACCTGATGTAAGCCGCGATGCTTCATCAAGTAGAACACTACGGTTAGCTTCCTTCTTAAACTTCTCTTTAACGAAAACTTCTTTTGGTGTACCTACACGTTTTAATGTCTTACTTGCGTAGCCGTACGAACAACCGACCGCCTTGGTAATCTCTTCTGCTGTAGCTAGTGGATTGTTTATTAGGTATGCAAATACCTTCTCTTCTACTGGTCGTTTCATTTCTCTCTCCCTAAATATTATAACCTTCTTGCCTTAAACGGTCTACAAATGCTTTTAGTTCCCTCTTTGCCTCAATGTACGTTGCGTCCGACATAAAAGATTGATTACGTACCGCGTTTACTTGGTAGTTGTCCACCTGTTTGCGTAAGAACTTGAGTTCCTCTTCTTGTGCAGGGGTTAGTTTCATTGCTCCTCCTCGTTTATATCAAATTCCCATGTCTCTGTATCCCAAGGGTAGTAGCCGATGGGGAAAGTATTACCTGCTAAAGGTAAAGACCGCCCCTTAAAACCACTGCTCCTACTTATACCATTTTGAGTATTCCATTTAGTACTACACGTATGACAATGATAATAACTTCTAATCTTAAGCCCAACGCGTCTCCATTCACCTAGTTTTTCTACTGTGTCACACAGACACCACTTACATTGCATAACATCTCCTCATGTGCCTCTCACTCGAATGAGAGGACTAAGCGTAGCGTGCCTTACCCGACAAGATCACCGTAAATAAAACTTCGGAGGACGGCTCTTGTTGCGGCGGATATCAAGGGCACAAAAATTAAGCCCCCATCAATGTCCATTACCTCTCACCGCTTAGTAATCTCAAAATCAAACTCTAATTGTTTTGGATCTTTATTCCATCGGAATGTTCTCTTGTACCAATACCCTCTGAGTATAGCCTCGACCTCGTTCATGTTCTCTTCATTAACAACTATAGCGATTCCACGTTGTGCGTCTATATCCTTTAAGTTCTTCTCCTGTAATGGTGTAGGCGTATTCTTCCCTGCCTTACATTCAAACCCAAAGAACCTTCCTTCGAAGCACCCGACTATATCAGGCACGCCGCTACCACCGTAGCCACCTGTAACTGGATAGAAGTAATACGCTCCTATAGCCTTAAGGTGTTTAACTACAACCTTCTTAACTTTTGCTTCGGGTGTCATCGCCATGTCAGTCCTCCTAAAAACTGGTTTCAAATAGAGAGACGCGAACGCCCCTCTATGTTTAATGTTAGCCACTGGCTAGCGTCTTATCCACGCGTTAGCCCAAGTACCTTTGCTAAGCTTATCGTACACATAATAACTTTCAACGCCAGTACGATTCATTCGTTTAATGCCGACACCCTTGACCTCCCTATCATAGCCTACCAACATTAGCACAGCTACTTTGCCTTTGATAAAATCAGGTAGTGCATCCCAATGGTCATAGCTGTCTTTTAATGTGTTGTCAATACAATTCATACCAATACATTGTAACTTGATGTGATCCTTATTAGGATGTACGCTTACAACATATAACGTGTTAAGGGGAATATCAAGTTGCGACATAGTACATCCCATCACCCAGTGCGTAGCCCACATCTTCGACATACTGATCTTGTGTTAAGATGTTTACAACTGATAGCTTACCTGCCAGCTCCTGGGGGAGCGTTTCATCAATGTAGGTTTTTATAAACTCTGGTGGAAAATCTTCAAGACTAAGTCTGAACCTGTCATCTGCATCGTTAATCTGCACCACGTCGAAGTGTTGCTCACCTAGCTTCTCATATACTTTTATAAGGTGTAGGTTCAGGTTTTTAGCATCGGATACTTTTTTCTCCTGTTGAGATGATACATAGTCTTTAACTTGTTGCCCGAACGCGGGGTCTAAGAACGCGTAGCCAGTATTAGATAGATGCTCCATCTCACGATACATAGCGTCACTCGTAAACAACTTGCCCTTTATTTCATCTGCACCTCGCCGTACCTCGTGACGCGCTGAGTTAAACCTCCGTCTCACAAGACCCAAGGTTTCATTGGCTATGTCAAACATAGTAAAGTTTTTAAGATACCGCTTCGCGTTCTTCACACCGTCTTTCAAGTGTAAAGACATCGTCATGTAATACTGATCGTTGTGATCACTATACTTCCTATTTTGTATCTTGTGAGAGTACACGACATAGTTCTCAATCCCTTTACCAGTCTCGCGGTAGTCACCGAAAGCAATCCACCCCATGCAGTAGGGTTGCCCTTCCATGAATACCCACGATGAATGTCTACCTCTATAATGAAAATCTATACCACGCATCTCTTTGCTCAGTCGGTGAATGAAGTTCT